TGAGAATTCGGTGTCGGCGGTTCGTGTTTTGGAAAATGTACTCCGATGCGACGTACTCCAGTATTGCGATAGTGCTGGAGTAATTCATTCCGTCGATTGGCGGCAAATTCGACGCGAATACGGCGATGAAGCCGTCCAAAGTCCAGATCCATCCATTTGGTGGAGGGAGGACGCCGCCGCCAGAGACATGCGTGGTTTTTATTACTTCATTCACCGATTTGAATTGAAAAACGGTCAGTGGTATTTGAAGCCCGAACCGGAGATCGCCGGCAAAGACGATCAAGCAGCCTGCGGCAAGCGTCTGGGAGGTCGCTTGCTCAAGTTGCTCACGGTTCCGTTTCGGCTTGTGTCTTTATCGTGTCCCGGTAGTTGTTGACGGATAGCTACCTTCTGCTTTGTTGGGGGTGTGCTGTGTTCGTTAGCGGTGGAGGTCTCGTCTGACCTCCACCGCTTTTTATACATCTAAAAATTCCAAATTCCGAGAAGCAAAGCCATGTGTCGAATCTTTTCCATCTTGTTTGTTCTGCTGTTCGCGTCGAATGCGTTCAGCCAAATCGAAGCCCCGAAGGAAGTCGATCCATACGAACCGATCATCGTGTCCTACGTCATTCCAGTGAAGGGGGATACGGAAGCTCAGGTCAGTTGGCGGACGTCGAGTGATTCCGTCAAATACGAGAGTGTTCCGAATACAAACATACTCCATATCTGGGCTCCCCCAGGAGACCACTGGATTGAAGCGACCATTGCGATTCAGCAATATCGTGAGCAGTTGGTTCTAGTCCCCGATCCTGCGGCGCCTACTGACTTCACAAAGGCAAAAGCGGAGAAGGTGCGAATTGCAGTCAGTTTCTCGGTAAATCGACATACTGCAAATTTCAAGGTCAAAGGAGCAAAACCGACTCCTGTACCCGCACCCGTGCCGAATGTAAATGTTCCAACAGCGGAAATGCAAACGCTGATGGCTCCGGTTAAATCGGTTATGGCAAAAGCCGATCCAAACAAGGCAGCAATCTGGGCGAGTATCTGGGCGGATTATTTGTATTCGGTCAAAACAGTATCTCCCTTAAAAACCTCGACTGAATTCAAAACAGCCACTAAAGCGTTTATGAATGCGGCAGCGGCTAAATCGGGTTTGGAGGGAGCTTTCCCAGGATTTACGGATGCAATGGATGCAGCCCATTCCAGTCGATTCGGTTCTGAAGAAGGTCCATTAGATTGGAATAAGGCTATTGAGTTCGTGGCTGCTACTGTTTGGGCTTGTACGCCTTAATTGCATTTTTGTAGGAGCGAAGGAATGCTCCATTACCTACTATTCATCCTAAAACGAGCAAATCCCATGTCTCACGATATTCCCGGATCCGCTGTATTGCCCCGACAATTTCATTTTTGGCCGGATGATAAAGTGGATCTGAGTCCGGAAGAGATTCAGCAAGCGTATGAAAATGGTGCTGCTGGAGCTTTTCACGATCCCGAAGGCACGAAGGAATTTGAGTCTTTCATCAACCGACAATCTTTTGGCAGTTTGGATGGACATGAAGTATCCATTGCAAACGGTTTGCAGGGATCGGGTGAAGGTAGACTTATTATTCCTTTTACTTTTGTGGAGAAGGTTTTACCGGGCTGTTGGCCTGGTGCTGCTCAACAGCGGGGAGATTGCGTCTCACATTCCACAAAGAATGCTGCCTTGACGACAATGGTTTGCGATATTGTCTCGGGCAAGCCTGATGAAGTGTCAGGCCAGTTGGAGGGTGTTCCTGAGATTCCTACTGCAGGAATTCTTCAAGGCGCATTATCCACAGAAATATACTACTGGTTTCGTGGATATAGTGGGGATGGGTGGGATTGTGATTCTGCTGCTAAGGTCGCCTGTGAGAAGGCGGGTTTGTGGTTGCGGAAGAATTATCCGGAATTGGGTTTTGATTTAACGAAGTATTCCGGATCCCTGGCAGGTAAGTATGGAAGGACTCCTCCACCAACAGAGGTTGTGACCGCGGGTAAGAATCATTTGATCCGAACCGCTACCCGTGTGAAGGGTACCGACATTCGAGATTTTCTTGCCAACGGGTATGGCATTACCAGTTGCGGGGGAGAGGGGTGGTCATCTAGTCGCGATGAAAATGGTTTCAGTCGCCGAAGTGGTAGCTGGAGTCATGCTCTTGCTTTGATCGGGTACGACGATCGCCCCATTATAAAGGAAAAGTACGGGGAAGCCCTCGTCCTTATCTTGAATAGTTGGGGTAAGTGGAATAAGGGCGGCCGTCGTATTCTCGGGACGGATATCGACATCCCCGAAGGATCCTTTTGGGCTCTTGCTTCTAGTATTCGCAATCGCCTTGCCATCGCTTTTAGCGGTGCGGCAGGATGGCCGGCGAAGAAATTGCCGTCGTTTGGATTTATCGTTGGTTAATACTCTCTAGAGGAGAATTGATATGTTCCGGGCTTTTGTCGCTTTTGCGATTATGCTCGGGCTTGTGGCTCAGGCTTCCGCCGATTACAGAAATCTGGCGATCGGTTGCCTAGAGTCCAGCCGAAAGGAAAATTTCCCCGTACCGACCCCCGCCCCATTACCGACTCCTTCGGGAATCTGTGATAACTGTAATGGTGTAGGAAAGGTTGGGGATGGGACTGTTATGCTTACCTGTCCCGTGTGTAACGGAACAGGGAAAAAGACAGCAGCAAGCATTATCAATAATCCACCTACCAAGAAAGTTCAAGGATGTCCGGGAGGTGTTTGTCCCACTAGGCGTGGATTTGGTATTTTTAGGTAGCCACTTTAAGGAAAGGGTGTGAGGGCATGATAGCCCAAATGTCGACACAAACTACAGAGGCTTGGAAGGTTTTTCTGAATTTAGGGGCAGTTGGTGTTATAGCCTTTGCCACCCTTTCCTTTGTGGCTATGGTGGTTTGGACTCTGTGGACTGTTTTTAAGAGGATAGCACAAAGGTATCTTCCTGAATTGTTTGATGAGGCTGTTAATACTATCCGGGCTGTGCGTGAGTCTCAGGAGGGTATTGCAAAAAATCAGGAGCTATCTACAAAAAATCAGGAGCTATCTGCGGCTAGCTTAGCAGAATTAGCCAAACTAGGTATTGCAGCAGCAAAACGAGAGGAAGGTCTCGAATCCATTCTAAAAACAAAAATGGATCCTGCGGGAGTAGGTTACCGAAATCACGTTTTTTCTTCTGCTCGGATTGAGGAATTCCTTTCTCTGTCTCTTGATCTTTTGGAAGAGTGGTTAGAAAAGGACACCAACGTAGCTCTTAAGCTAGATTGGAAAACGCATATATCAGCAATGAGGAAATCATTGCAAAACATCCAAAAAACACCAGAACCCATGTCCTAGTTGACAAATAACCAACCTGCCGTTAAATTACTCTAGGTAAAGGAGGATACTTTTGTGGATGAAATTCTCGAACGATTGACGCTCAATCTCGCCGGTCCAATTCGCCATGCAGAATTGGAGGGCAGGGATCATTTAGTAGTTCCAACCACAATGATTGTGGAAGGGGTTTTGAATGGATCGCGGGGACCCTTGTTCTATCCGGCCGAGGAATTGGAGAGTTCGGTCCCTGCGTGGAATCACAAACCGATTGTGGTTTATCATCCTCGGGAAGGCTCGGCGTGTGACCCGGAGGTTCTTAATACGCGGAAGATCGGAGTGATTCTCAATACGTCGTGGGATGCTCCGAAACTGCGAACGGAAAGCTGGATCGATATTCTCGCTGCCAATCGAGTGGATAAGAGAATTATCGAGAGCCTCGAGGAAAATAAGACCGTCGAGGTGTCCACGGGAGTCTACACCAAAAACAAAAAGGTAGATGAAACCGAGTTTGGTGGTAAAAAGTACGCCGCCATTGCGACGAATTATCGTCCCGATCATCTTGCAATTCTTCCCGATCAGATTGGAGCTTGTTCCATTGCTGACGGTGCAGGCTTGCTCCAATTGAATGCTGCGGCAATCCGTGAAGGGAAGTTGGATAAAACGACCCTCGCTGCAATCATGGGAAAGACAGGACTCCGCCCCGTTCTGACGAACAACGAAAAGTCCCATGAATTGATTTGTTCGGAACTCTATACCCTTCTCCAGGCTCGATACGGCTGGGATGTCTATATCGATGCTGTGTTTGATGCCTATTTCATCTTTTGCAAAGGACGCAATGATGGTCGTCGGATGTATAAACTTCCTTATACTTCGACGGATAAAGAAACCACGATCGGTGACGATGCTGTGGAAGTTTACCGTAAGATTTCTTACTTAACGGTCAATGGACAGGCCTTCCAGACCGTGACTAACCAAAAGGCCGACAAGACGGGAGACGTTAGCATGAATGCCAAGCAGGCTATCGACGCCTTGATCGCCAATGGCGGTTACGAGGAGTCGGATCGGAAGACGCTGGAAGGTTTTTCCGAAGCGAAGCTGGTCGCGATGGCCGGTAAGCTGAAGCCGGTCGAGAACAAGGAACCGGAAAAGAAGCCGGAACCGAGCCCGTTCAAGGCTCCGACCGAAAACGCGGACACGGTCACCGTGCCGAAGAAGGATTGGGAACGTGTTCTCGCGATGGCGAACAACCAAGAAGCCCAAGAGACGTCGGCCAAGACGGCGTTCGTGGAACTCCTGGTCGCCAACGAGCGTTGCGTGTTCACGAAGGAGCACCTGTTGAAGCAGGATATGCCGACGCTGCAAGGCATTGCTCAGATGATCGGCGTCGGTCAGCAGCAAGCTCCGACGGTGAATTATTTTGGTGCTCAAGGTGCGGGGTTCGTGAATAACCGCAACCAACACCAATCGTCCATGGAAGAGGAAGAAGCCTCTTTGCCTCCGACGATGAATTTTGACGATCGAAAGATCGGCTCCAAGTAACCCTAGTTGTTCTTAGGGTGCTAAACCCGCCAATTTTCAAAAGAAGGAGTTTTGTTCATGTCCACTAGCAATCGTGTTGGCGCCATTTTCACGGGACACTATGATGAGGCGCCGGCCCATGATTCGGCTGTTAAGCCGGGTCATTTGATTACGAAACTGTCGACTGGAAAGGTCGACGGTCACAGTAGCAGCGGTGGGGCTGCAAATCCGATTATGTTTGCGTTTGAGGACCGCAAGAGTAATCGGGGCGGTGATGGCGTTACCGCCCCGAAGAATTTGTGGGATGCTTACGCTACGGATGACATTGTGCCCTATGGTATTCCGAATCGTGGGGATGTCATTACTGCGTGGTTGCCTGCAGGAGCGACTGCGGTCGTCATCGGCTCTTTGCTGATGAGTAATGGAGATGGTTGCCTTGCCTTGCGTACCTCGACCAACGTCGTGGTTGCTACGGCGGAGGAAGCCATCGACAATTCGGGCGGTTCGGATCCTGTCCGTATTGCGGTTCGGATTGTTTAAGAGTCGATAACCCCAAACTTTTAGGCAGTAGTCCTGTCCTAAAGTACAACCTTAAAGGAGATTGAACAGTGTTGGATTACATTCTCAATGGACAGGGCTACGGTAAAGGTGGAGTTGCCGCCGCCCTGATGGACCACGATATGGATCCGTTGTGGTTGCGGCCGATTCGCGGTCGTGACGGACGTCCATATATTGTCCAGAACGTGTTCGACCCGAAAACGGGTGTTACGAAGCCGAAGTATGTTTGTGTTGCTAACACGGGCATGACGGCGGCTTTGACGAAGGAAGCCTGGTTGCATCTGGATACCCGGATGATTATGGCGGCCAAGCCTCGCCTTCGTTTTGTTGGGGATCTTCGGGCGGCGGGTCTGACGTACACCATTCCGAACGGTTTCGGTAAGACGGTATTGCAACACCAAGCAATGTCGGATATTACGGATGCTGAAATCGCGATGGATCCGTACAAGGAAACGCAGGCCGACGCTCCGACGTTCGACCTGACGAACTTGCCGCTGCCGATCATCCACAAGGACTTCTGGTTCACGAACCGCGACATTGCGGTTTCGCGAAACGGCGGTGCTCCGTTGGATACGACGACCGCGGAACTCGCAGCGAAGCGGGTTGCGGAACTCGCCGAGAAGTTGGCCTTGGGCGTCGCCGGCTCGTATAAGTACGGCGGCGGCTACGTTTACGGGTTGACCAACTTCCCGTCGAACATGACGAAGGTTCTCACGAACCCGGCGACGGATCCGGACTGGAATCCGGAAGTGACGTTGACCGAAGTGCTGGCGATGAAGGAGCAATCCCAACTCGCGTACCATTATGGTCCGTGGGCTCTTTACGTGTCCCCGCAATGGGACAAGTATCTTGATGCGGATTACTCCGCAGCAAAGGGAACCAATACGCTTCGGCAGCGTTTGAAGATGATCGACGGTCTCCAGGATGTCCGAACGCTCGATTACCTTTCGGGCTACAAGATGATTCTGGTTCAAATGTCTCCGGAAGTCATCCGTGAAGTGATTGGAATGGAAATGATGACCGTGCAATGGGAGCCGAATCCCTTCCGCACGAATTTCAAAGTGCTGTGCATCATGGTTCCGCAGATGCGGACCGATAGCAACGGTCGAACGGGCGTCGTTTACGGAAACGTAGCGTAGTCCAATCGGTTCAGTTTGCTAGGGAAGAATCTCGGCCCGGCGTGACTCGGTTTTCACTGGGCACGCCGGGCTTTTCTTTGTACCTTTGTTTTAGGAGAAGCAAGTGCGTTATTTCAAGGTGTTGTGTGGCAATGTGAACGTAGACGGCAAGACTTACGAGAAGGGACAGGTCGTGCCCACCGAAAAGGATCTTGTCAAGGCGTTTGGCGCCAATATGTTCAAGGAAACGAACAAAAAGGGACAAGTGGTCGACCCGAGCGATGATGATGAAGATGGCGAAGTTGTCAAGCTCGGGGATGAGGGGGAGACGAACGCCCCTGTGAAGTCGAAGCAAGAGACAAACGACGCAGACCTCGCAGGGAGCGACGACGCTAGCGATGCGGATAAAGTCGAAAAAGTTGAATCGTCGCTAGGGGATGATGTGAGCGACAAATTCCCGGCAAAAATCGTTGAAAACGATCTTGCCGTCCTTAAGAAGGGAAAACACTACTTCGTGGTTGATCGAGACGATCCGGAAACTCCGTTGAAAGACGGAAAGAACGAAGTGGAGTTGAACAACAAGGATGACGTCAATGCCTTTGTGGACAAGTTTCTCAAAGGATAGTAGTTTTAACCTGTAAACCACAAGCCCTCGGTGACTGTCATGGCACGAACAACCTCCGAATTGGTTAAAGGCATCATTGAGACGGATGACGATGTTTCCTTAACACCTTTCATTAACGCGGCCAATGTACTCGTCACCGAGGCTTGTGGAACATCGGGATATACGGACGATCACATCCAACAAATTGAGACGTGGCTGGCTGCTCATTTTTATTGTTCCAGAGATCCTCGCGTTTCTTATGAGGTAACTGGTGCGTTGGCGTCTACCTTTCAGTACAAAAATGGATTGTTCTTGGCGAACTCATCGTACGGTCAAATGGCTTTAACATTGGACGTTAAAGGCGGACTGGCTCGTTTGTCAAAGAACATGGAAGAAGGGAAAAAGAAAACCACTGTAGGGGCATACTATCTCGGAACCTCTGAATCTGATATTTGTGTGGAGTAGGAAATGTCCCTGAAATCTCAATTGCGTCGGGTGTTAAATCAAAAGGCGTTGTATTGGGCTCCGTTGGGGAATAACCAATTCAATGAAAAATCGTACGCCTCTCCTGTAGTGGTGAAAGTTAGGTGGGAGGATAAAAGAGAGGAGATAATTAACGCCAGTGGAACAAGAGTGATTTCCAACTCTCGTTTGTATATGGGGTCGGATGTGGTCGAGGGTGGATTTGTCTTTTTGCTTTTAGGTGGAGCAAAGCCCCCCAGCACTATGACCGATCAGGATTTAATCAACTCAGTACCTAACCGACTAGATCCCACGCAATTGGAAAATGCAAGGGAAATTTACCGAGTTGAGAAATTACCGGATCGTAAAGTCACTGAATTTCTCCGAACGGTGTATTTATAATGCCTTCCCCTTCTGTATTTCTTCGTGTGGTTGTGTCGGGAGCAGCAAAAGCTCAGGCCGATCTTCGGCGACGTCGTTTGGAATTCGGAAGAAACGTAGGGCGGGGTATTATTAAGGCTACAGCTTATACACTCCGACTAGCTCAGCAAATTGTACCCGTCGATCAGGGACACCTTCGAGGTTCAGGATTCGCTCGTCATTCAGGCTCCGGATTAAAAACAATCGGTAGAGCGGGTTACGAAGCGGAATATGCTTTGTGGGTCCATGAAGATTTGGGAGCACGGCACGGGGAAGAATTCAATAGGTATTATGCGAAGCAAATCGCCTCGGGAGCACTCCAACCCTGGAACGGTAAAGTGTTCCACAAACGCGGACCAAATCAACAGGCAAAATTCTTAGAAAAGCCTGTTCGTGAGAATCGTAAGGAAATTGTGAAGATCGTCATTGACGAGGCGAAGAAAGGAATCCGATGAGCCCCGCAGAAGCTATAGCCTGTCTCCTAATTAAAAACAATTATGGCATGAAGCCTTCTGTAGGAGCATCCGTAAGCTGGCCCGTATTCATTTCGTCCTTACCGGAGAAGGGGAACGAGGCGATTTGTGTCTATGACACTACGGGCATATCGGACGGTCGTCTAATGAGCGGAGAGACGATCATCCATCCCGGTGTCCAGATCCGCATACGCTCACCTCGATATGCTGCAGGATGGGATAAAGGTGAGATAATTGGTCGGTTTTTGGACACGATCTTCCGTCAAGCCGTCGTCGATTTGCAAAACGTAACCTGGGTTGTTGTGGGCGTTCATCGTAGACCCTTGCTTGCATTGGGCAGGGAACCTGAAGGAACCCGTCAGCATTTCACGCTAAACGCGACGCTGACCTGGAGCAACAATTCGGTACCGCTCGACGCTCAGAATCCGGTGTACGCGAGCAACTATCTGGAATTGAGCCCATGAGCAAACCTACCGAATACACAGTCCTTGAAATAGCGGATCTGGATGGGAATATCCAGTTCTGGATGTATGACGTTACGGAGAAGAAAGGTCGCCGTCTAGGATACACCACCCTAGTATCCGCTCTCAGTACGGCTATTGGTGGAACACCGACCACCATTGCCGTTACGAATCAACTCATTAGTGGAGACGGTGCGGGGAATGGTGTTGCATCGGGATACACTATCGCCCAAATTGTTTCTTCGATTGCGGCGAAGGCGAACTCTTCGCACACTCACGCAATCTCGGATGTTACGAGTCTCCAAACAGCCTTGGATGGTAAGGCGTCGACGACACATACCCACGCAATCTCGGACGTCACCAATCTTCAATCGACGTTGAATGGAAAAGCGTCGTCGTCGCACACCCATGCTATTTCCGATGTGACGGGGTTACAAACTGCTTTGGATGGAAAAGCAGCGGCGTCACATACGCACACACCTTCACAGATTCAGGATTGGGGGTCTGAAAGTCCTTCAGGACTATCTGCGGTAGACGCCAGCTCAACTCAAATCAATCTGTCCTGGAGCCATAATGCTGGAACTGGATTTGATGTTAGGTATGTGATTGAACGAGCTACATCGTCCAGCGGGCCTTGGGAGGTAATTGCGACAACCTCTGCTAATGCCACTTCCTATAGTAGCACAGGACTATCTCCCGGGGTACAGTATTTTTACAGAATTAAGGGCAGATTCGGTCCTTTTTATTCTGGATATATTACAGCTAACGCTACAACACCTACAGGTGAGCCTGCGGAGACGGGATGGAAAAATGCGTCCACCTGTACAGATGCAGGAAGTTGGAGTGATCCGGAAAACGCATTCTCTGAAGATGGATCGTATGCCACGGTCAGTGATCCGAATACAACACAAATACACCTTCAGGGTTATGATTTTTCTATTCCTGCAGGAGCAGATATTGAAGGAATCATGGTTCGGGTTAAGGTAGGTGCTACGGGGTCTACTGTTTTTGAACATGATTTTCAATTGGAAAAAACAGGAGAATCAACGATCGGTAGTAATTTTGCAGATGGTGGGGATTCTTTATCTGCTGTTGGTTGGAGAAGTTACGGATCCCCTACGACGATGCCTGATGGAACTCAGAACTTTCCTTCAGTTTCGGATATAAACTCATCCAATTTTGGGGCAAGGTGGAATGGATTGAATCCCGATTCTGAAACCATTTCAATCGACGCCCTCCAAATCAGGGTTTTTTACCGTGCATAGGAAACAGCCTATTATGGGAGCGTGAAATAGGTCTTTTCATTTCCAGTCGTTTCGTTTAGAATGATACCTGTCCATGAACCAAAAGGAGACTCAGCATGTCCGTTTCAATGTCGGTTAATAACCAAGCCGCCTACGGCAATCAAACGATTGCCGAAAATCGGACCTTAACGGCGGAAGGTCAAGGCGGTCGTAGTATTTCTGTTCCTGCTGCTAAGGCGGGATCTTTGACCACTCGTACGGATAACGATACGGGTACGTTGACCATGAGTTCGGGTCACGGCATTACGACCGCTGCGGTGATCGATCTGTTTTGGACCAACACGGACGGGTCCAAGGGAATGCGTCGAGAGATTACGGTTGGTACGGTTAGCAGCAATAGCGTGCCGATCGGTGCTGACAATTCGGGTTCGGGCGACAATCTGCCTCCGCTCAATACGGAAATCACCGCAATGGTTCCCGTGGAAGAGGTTTTGCCCTCTCCGGCAGCTAACACCTATGTATTCTTCGGCTGCTCGGCACCGTGCCCTGCCCATATC